ATGAATGGATAGAGTGGTCAAAGTCAACATTTTCGGAATCCAATTCTGAAACCTGCCTTATAAAGCTTAAAAATGAAATTGATGAGGTGTTGGAAGAATTGAATAGTGATAATCCATCGCATCGGCAAGATGGGCTACCGATGGCCTTGACTGAATATGCCGATTGTTTTCTATGCCTGTTGTCTGCATTGGGTATGTCCGGGTTGAATAGCGATCAGCTTTTCTCTGCTATCATGAATAAGATGCAAGCAAATTATAAAAGGAAATGGAAAAAGAATCCCGATAATACCTATTCGCATTTAAAATGATAAAATAACTGCCACCTCATAATAATATTAAAACTCAATCAACATCATGTAATAATGTGAGTGGTTTCCAATATTACCGGTTGACTGGGGAGGCGGCTTTTTTTAAACTATAAAAACAAAATTGTATGCACGCATCATTTACTGGTATATCCAAAGTCACGCTTGAGCCAAACCCTGACGGAAGAAGTAGCCGCCATGTAGAAACAGATTTCAGACTTGAAGTCAGCAAGAATCAGGACAAATCTATTTTCCTTGATTTCAAAGGCCGTCCGAAGAAAGAAGGGATAAAACCATTGACACAAACATTCATCCAGGGCCTGGTGGGTAATATTCACTTCGCTCATGAAAAGGGTTACTGGGACAGCGCGGCGCACCTCCGTTATATAATTGACGAATTGACACGAGGCTTTGCTACTGTGGCCAAGACATCCGAAGGTGAAATAACCAGTGATTGATAACATTTCAAAAAAATAAATATGCCAAAATTTAGAAAATTAACTAAAGAAACAGATCTGGATGACGGGATTTATTATGTCAAAATTGAGCATCCAAACGGAGGATTTTCGTTTGACTACATAGAAAGATTTGCCGGCATGTGGCGTGCCGATAAAGTTGAGGAAGGGAGAGTGATTGAGTATTTTGATACGTCAGTTGATACTGATATCGAAGAATCAGAAACGGAACTCAAACATCTCAGAGAGTGGAAACGGCAGGAATTGGAATTGTTATCTGCTTTGGATTTAAAGGCAATAGGTAAAGAGTTAGGTGTACGCCTGGGAGAAACTGTTGCAGATAAAATTCTTCCGGCTATTAAAAGAATGAAAGATTCACAAACGGAAAACTCAGATGTTTTAGAATGGACGGCTATTTTCTATGGAGCATTAAACGAATTGGTTGAATTGAAAAAGCTAAAAGACACTTCTGGTAAAACATCTGAATATGAAGAAAGACAGCCTAAGGCATGGTATCTGGCTTTTGAAGCTATTGAACTTTGGAAGAAATCGGATTACGGTGCATTGCCGTTACCCACCACAAAACAAAAAGGAGAGTAGAGTATGGAAAAATTAGTAACAGCAACAGAAAATGATGCAGTCGCAGTAGCTCATCAAATGAAAGCCGATATGTTTCAGAAGATTGCGAATAATAAAGCGGCAAGAGAGTGCGCTATTGTTGCCTGCGAATGGATTATTGATTCATGGAATAGAGAAGGATCGCCTCACTTTACCGCAACGGCTAAGTGTTGGGAAGAGGTTAAAGAGAAACTTGAAAAAATGAGCGATTTCTAACCAATTAAACCCCTAACAGCAATGGTACAAGCAAATGAATTAAAAATAGCCCGCCGATACACTGAGAGCTGCTAAGTGCAGCACAACGGCCAGGAGCCGACATTTATGTACAGCAGGCATTCAAAACTAAATACAAATTAAACATCATGAAAATCTTACTACTAATTATTATCTCCGCATTATTCAACATAGGATGCCAAGAGCCAAAAACTGCACCGGGTATACCGGTACAATCGGACACATTAGTGATAAGCTCGGATACAATTACAACTGCTGGATGGGTAACAATTTTAAAGGAAAGCCCGGAGTCTAGACGAATGAATAGCACGATTTACTATTTCATTTCGAATAGGATAGATGAATGTTAGAAATCATTTATAACCAACGAATAATAAAATTGTACTAGAATAAACTTTCAGAAAATATTGAAAATATCATAATTTTATATCATGGCAGGTCCAACAATTAGACAGCTAAAAACAGATAAAAGAAGGAAATCACAGCGTCAGGCTGATTTTCTCGCATACTTTTCTGAGTGTGCTTCTGTTAGTAGAGCTGCTAAAAAAGCCAGAGTTCACAGGTCAGTTGTATATGACTGGTTGAATAAAAAAGGTGAAGCGAAGTTTCAACAGTTATACGAAATAGCATGCAAAGAGGCGCTGGGATCATTGGAAGATGAAGCGGTAAGAAGAGCTTATGAAGGTGTAAGTAAACCAGTCTTTCAGAGTGGTAAGAAAGTCGGATCAATCCGTGAATACTCTGATACCTTGCTTATCGTATTATTAAAAGCCAGGGCTCCGGAGAAATATAAGGAGCGCGTTCATAAGGAACTCACCGGTAAGGATGGCGGACCGGTTCAGGTTGTAAATAAAATCACGCATAACCTTGTTGTGAAAAAATGTGATAAATGATTAGAAAAGCATTACAAAGCGAAATAGATGAATTCATCAATAGCTGTTTGTATGATGAGAATATTTACCCATATTTAAGTATCAGCAAGTATACCCCTGCCATAAAACAAGAGGAAGATGATTGGAAAGGAGTGGTTTTGATGGATGACAGTAAGAATACATTGGTCAAAATTTCATTTGATAGAACAAGGGGCGAGTTAGAGATGACATTTTCTTTGTATTCCAGAACTAAAATTGGTGCAGGAAGGGGAATTAAGGCTATTGAAGAAATAGTAAGGCGTTACAAGCCAAGGGCAATAAATTCATGTGTCCACTCCACAAACGAAAAGTCTTTAAAAAAAAACAGGCATATTTTCGGAAAAGAATGGGGCGTTGAAGAAAAAATAGCTTGGAATAGTAAGCTCGGCGCATTTGATGACCTTCATTATTTTAGAAAGGTTTTCCAAAATTAAATTATGAGTGGCGAAATAGCCATAGACATTTCATTAAAAGAACAGTATCTCCCCTTATACGAAAGCCCCAAACCTTTAAATGATTTATGGGGAGGCCGTGGCCGTGGTGGTTCTCACGAGGCCACATTATATGCATTATACAGATTTACCCGCCCAGACTATTGCCGTATTGCATTTGTAAGAAAGGTGTTGAATGATGTGCGTAATTCTTTATGGAAAGACTTTCAGGATAGAATAGCGGAATCAAATATAAATCCTGATGATCTGAGATTGGTAGGCGCAGATGGCGGTACATCCATGGGAGCTACTTACTGGCCAACCGGTAATACCGTTTCCTGTTTTGGTGTTAAAGCAGATGGAGGCCGTACAGCGAAATTAAAATCTCTTGCAGGTTATAACCTTGTTATCATTGAAGAATGTGATGAGTTGACAGAAGAAGAGTTTAACCAGCTCGACGACTCCTTGCGTACTACAAAAGGTAATGATCCACCAATGGTAATAAGAATATTTAATCCGCCAGGTAAGAGCCATTGGATATGGAAGAAATACAACCTGGTAGAATCTGATAATCCTGTTTATCTTGATTGGAAAAGAGACAATCCCACTGGCCAGAGTTATTGGAAAGCACTTCCAAAGGCCTCTGAAAACATGCTAGCTATATTCTCCACCTTCCGCGATAACATCACGAACCTTGCCGCGACAAAAGTTGAGAAATGGCAGGGATATCTATCAAGTAATCCAGAATATTATTTTACCATCATTGAAGGCCTGATCAGTGAGGGTCAGCGAGGAAGAATACACAGTGGTTGGAAAGCGATTACTCTGGAAGAATATAAAGCAATCGACGCGCGCGAGATTATTGGACAAGACTTTGGTACCGTTGATCCGGCTGCATGCGGTGGCGCTAAGTTTGTCAAAAACAGGCTATACATCCGAGAATTCAATTACCTACCAAAAACAGATAAAGAGCTCGGTATTATGTATTGTGTACTCGGCTTCACCGGTAAGGACCTGATCATAGCAGATAAAGAGGATCCTATTTCGATCAACCGAATCAGAAATGGTTGGAATAAAAGCGTACTTACAGACAAAGAGTGTGAACTATACCCGCAGCTCAGTAAAGGCTTTCATGTCATCGCTTCCATCGGTGGACCTGGTAGTATTGAAAGTGGAATAAAAGCTATTAAAGACCTCGAGGTGTATGTCACAGAAGATTCAATAAACATCTGGGAAGAGTACCGCTCATATAAGTGGGCACTCGATAAAGATAAGAACCCAACGAACACACCAGAAGACAAGAACAATCACCATATGGACTGGATCAGAAACGTTGTGTTAGCACGAGGCCGATATTTCTAACAATGAAATTAACATTGAGTGTGGAAAATTATTCTCATCAATTTTCATTAAAAATTGAAAATTCAGAAAAAAAGAATAGTTTTACTCCACTTATTTAAATGTGCAAAGCAATAGTCATGTAAAGTTATTAGAAAAAAGGTGTTGCTCCTGTAACGCTTTATTGGCAAAAGTGAAGTTTGATAATGGTGTAATCGAAATAAAGTGTAAGTGCGGCACACTGAATACATTCAGTTCAAAAGTTGACATTAAGCCCGAGAGCCAGTCAGTATTGACACTCGCAACCATTTCAGTGAATCACATTAGCGGGTAGAGCTCCAGCGCTGGAAATAAAAAACAAAGAGACCCAAGAGGTCCGGTACTATCTCACGATGGTTTCGGACCTCTTTTTTTGTTATGGCACACAATATAATCGCATTCTGCATTTGGCTATCTGGCTTCCTCCTTTGCAGGTGGATGTTGTTCGTTGAGCATAAAGCAGAATCAAAACCATTTACAAATGGCGATAAGGCATTGCTACTGGTAATGTCTGTGTTGTCATACGTTGCAGTAATGATTATGCTGATTAGCACATGGGTTAAAAGCGTTGGTAACTACTGGAAACAATTGGCCGAGTCTGAAAATAAAAAATCTGAATGAGCCTGATATCAACTGTAAAAAGTGGCCTATCAGCGTATACAGCTCCTAAGCTGATAGGAGCAGATTTACAGACACGATCAAACGAGTTCTGGATGTTAAACGGTCCAGGTAATGTTGATTATAAATTCTCTTACTCAGGCCATACAAGTTCTTTGAAAGCATACACAACATGTGCCCCATTGTATGCAATCATTAATAAGAAGGCAAAGGCTTATATGAATGGTAAGACCTGGATCATGAAGAAAAAGGGAAAGGGTAAAGAGCGTGAGGCTAATGGTGATATCCCAAACAAGATTCGTGCACTACGTGCCAAGCCCAATCCATTCCAAAGCGAAAGGGAGTTTGATGCACAGCAATACATATACATGCAGCTCTTTGGCTTCTGCCTGGTATTACCAATCAAACCGGTTGGCTTTCCTAACTATGAAGCAACAAAGCTTTGGAATATTCCACCAAGTATGGTGGATATTGAAGAGACCAGAAAGAACTGGTTGTTTGCTCAGGATAAACCAGATGTAATCAAATCAGTGATTCTCCGCTTTGGTGAAGAATCAATTCAAATACCGGTTTCGGAGTTGTACATCATGAAGGATATCACGCCTTCTTTTACATCCATCATCTTCCCGGAAAGCCGCGTATGTGCTAATGAACTGCAGATTAACAATATCATCGGTGGATATGAAAGCAGAAATGTATTGATCAATTATCGTGGTGCACTCGGTATTATCTCTCCTGACGCAAAAGATGTTGGCGGTCCAATTCCATTAAAGGAAGAGGATAAGACTGATTTACAAAATGAATTCATGCGGTATGGCCTTCGTAACCAGCAATGGAAGTTTATCATTTCGAGCGCCAGTGTTAAGTGGTCACAGATGGGAGTTCCT